GTTCTTACGATCTGTCTTTTTCATTTTTTATCCTTGTTTTATTGTTATACTGCGATTTAATAAAAGTTTAACACGAATATATTATTCGTCAACACTTTCCAACATCTTTTTATTAAGAGTTGATACGATTTGATTTAGATTGTTGAAGTTAATAAAATTACTATCCTTACCATACATGATTTTAAAGTTATCACGATGGGCATTACTATAAGAATTATTATCATATTCTGTAATGAAATAAGAAATAACTTTATATCCAGATGATGTAATCTTACTTACCTGCTTACGAGTGTGTTGTGCAGCGGCAGGTCCACTATAACTATATGATCCATTTGTAGTTGCAATCATAAAGCATGGTTCTCCATCACTGATATTGATAAAGTAGTTTTCACTCTCAACATCACATTTTGTAACGTGTTTCATAATAGCCTCGTAACATAGACCCTCAGGAGTTGATCCAGATGGGACGATATAAGGAAATAGATTTTTAATCTTACTAAACTTATCTTTACGAGAATCGTATGCAATTACAACATAAGGATTCTTACCATATGTAGATCTAATACTAATAGATACATTAATATTATCCAACATAGAAGCAGCCTTAGCAATAGTGGTACACAATTTGATTGTGTTTAACCATTTAACACCACCCATACTAGAACTGCCATCCAATGTAATATGAAAGTTCATCTTCTTGTACTTATGTACAGCGGTGGTGTAAAAAATATTTTCTACATCAGCACCAAGTTCATGAAGAATTCGTTTGTCAATCTTACCAATCTGACGACGGCTGAACTTATCAATATTCACTTCATTACGAAACTGAATACGTTTAGCAAGTTTGACTCCCATCACAATTCCCAAGTTAACATAGTTAGCTACATCATCGTTGTATAAAGCACGGGTATCAACACTAGTACGACTATAATAATCATGACCCTTGATTTTCTTCAATACGAATTCAGAAGAATCCATCAGTTCACGGGTCAAATTCTTTACCACAATGCACTCAATAGCACCAACGCCACCATAGTTGCGAATATAGTCTTGAGCTACATCTGTAATTTCAACCTGACTTTTTTCTAGTACATCAAGCAAAGTCTTTTCTTTCTTAGTAACTTTCTTCTTGGAAATTTTCCCATTTAGAAAATCCTTCTGTTTAGAAAAAGCCTTAGCAATCTTACCTTGTTTAGTCTTGCTTACTTTTGGATCACTTCCAATTTCTTTTGTTGCATCGGATTCTGACTTTACAGAAGTTGTATCACCTCCGAGGATATCATCCAAACTGCTAGATGCGTTTCCAGTATCATTAGATAATTCCGTTCCACCTATAGTAGTATTACTATCACCATCTTGTGATTCTTCTTCAGCACCTTCTCCAGAGCCAGACCCAACTGATTGTTCAGTTGTCTTTTTAGATGCTTCTGTGATATTAGAAAAAACAATCTCAGCGATCTTAAAAGACAACTCGTAGCGACTAGCTGATGTGTCCAAACGTGAGATGTTTGTCAAATCAATAAGCTTCGCAATATCATACAATCCGGGCAAAGCTCTTAGATCCGTATTAAGATTTGTTAGATTGATAATACGATATGAGTATGAATCTGGAGTTGTAGTACGATATAGTTGACTCTTCAGTCCATCATCAATGACTTTATTGTTGAAGTACTTATCATATAAAGATTCGTAATATCCACGATAACCAGGAGCAGACTTGTAAATACTATAATCGATATATCGATCTTCGATATAATTGAAAATCATCTTACAAAACTCTGCCACCTCTTGCTTTGAAATATTCAAAGGTTCGGTGAGGTTGTAAATACTACGGGGTACATTGACATTTATATTCTTGTACAACTCCATGTCACTATAAACAATGTGGCTAGCTTCATGTAGTGCCAATCCTACGGCAACATCGAAGTTATCCTTCTCATGTACATCACTACCAATATATACAACCTCACCATCAGTGCAACTCATATTACTATCATTAAACATCACTGGAATAGACTTACCAGTAAGAATAGTGACATAATTTGAAATTGCACGACGAGCAGACGACAACCGAATAAGATCAGCGGTTGCTTCTGTTTCAGAAGATGAAACGTCTACCATATCGGAATCATCGCTGAAATCCCATCCAATATCGTAGTCTTTATACCAAAAGTCGCTGTGGTTACTCATATTAGTTATCGTCTGTTATTTATTGTTTAATTATTAAAAAGGAGGTTGTTCTGTCTTTAGAGGATCAGCAAACAATGTTTCCTTTGCATTGGTCTTTACATACTTCTGTACCAACTGACGTAGATAAGTGCGTTCACTATCAACACCACCATCGTCGTTAAAATTAGGATATATCGTAGTCTCTGCAATTTCAAGTAAATTAAATCCATCCATGATCAATTCTGCGATTTCCACAGTGCTACGAGTTGGAATAAAATTGGTCAACTTGCTGTCTTCTTGCTTGACCTGTTTACGTGTATGATCAGCAATTTCACAAACAGCCTTCAAAATGTCTAGTTGTTCTGCATCAGATAGGTTGAATCGATTCTTGAGTAGATTAAACTCAGTGTCCTTGTCAAGAGGATTCATCTCAATCTTTACAGGAAAACGTGAAAGAAGAGCACGATCCATAACACGGGTAGCGGTGTACTCATTACCAACGTTTGCAGTAGCAATGAATGTTACACCATCAGCGACCTTGACTACTTCATTGTCTTCCTTTTCATCAAGACGAAGATAACGTTGTAAATCATCAAGAACCGTCATTAGAATATTTACACCATCATGGTGGGCACGGCTAATTTCATCAAGAAGAATAACAGCATTTGGAGTCTTGATAGCCTTAATAAAAGAAGACTCCTTAAACAATGTGCCAGTGTTCTTATCAAAGTGAGTATTACCGATCAAAGCACTACGTGCGTCTTGAGTAGCACCGAGGTTGAAATAGAAAAAGTTGTTATCCTTGCCAAGTACTTTAGCAACGGTCTGAGCAGCAAGAGTCTTGCCACAACCAGTTGGACCAAGAAGCAAAATGTTCTTGCCACGAAGAGCGGATCGTACCATGTACTTCCACTTAATATCATCCATAATCAACGAATCCGGACGAAGGTTGACGCAGGTGTTCAAATAAGACTTTAGATCAAAGTCAGTTGCGGTGGTCAATTTAGCGACGTTTTTTGTGTTCTTCATATTAAATGTTTCTCAACTAAGATCAGTCTACCACGACTTTTTTGAATGTCAACATGGAAAATAAAAAAATACCATATGTTTTATACACAATTTATATAATACTTATAGATATGAATAATGATGTTTTGGTTGTTGGTCAAATATACGCAAAAACCGAGGATGATATCCAAATTTATGAAAATTGTGTAAGACAATTAAAAAAATTAGGATGTAAAATCATGATCGCAGATAGTTCGGTATGTCAAACAAAATTTGATTATCTAAATTTGTGTGATTATTATCTTTATGATAAAGAAAACCGATTGTTTGTAAATCACAAATATGACAATTATTATATCAATCACTATGTGTTATCAGATAATGTTAAATTAACATATCCATGTATTAATCATCCTGTACATGAATTGAATATTTTGTACACCATAACTAAAACTTTTAATTTAGCAAGAACGATTGGTTATAAATATATAATCAGACTTGAGTGTGATGCCATCATTACAGATGAACATATTGAACTGATTAAAAATAAAGTAAACGAGTGTATATCTTTGGGTAAAAGATCTGTTTTATCAACTATAGATAATTCTATCTCTACCGAATATGTCTCTACTAATATCTTATTTTGTGATATAAATTGGTTTTTATCAAAAGTTGGTAACGTAAGAACTGAGAATGATTGGTTTGAATTTGTAAAAAATAATAATTTATCAGACGACTTGTTAGAAATAATACTTGGTAAAATTTTAAAAACAAATAAAGACGATTATCTTACGTTCGACAATGAACTAAAAATTACATACTTAAAAGGATTAAGATATAAAGAAACCAGAAAATTCGTCGATTCACACTTGTATGTTGACTTTTTTAAGTCTCCAACTGGACAAATATTTTTTGCTGTGAACAATTCAAATTGTGAAAAATTTCCAGATAAACTAGCTCTTTATCAATACATGAACAACAGATCAATTGGTAATGAAATACAAAACCCACTCAAGAGTACTGCGTGGGTTGTGGTTGAGAATGATATTATAAATGTTGAAATTCAGATTGATGATCAAACTATCACATTATCAAGAGACGATGTTTTTTCTACAAAAAACACAATAGAATTTTATTAATGATGGTGGTGATGGTAGTGCTGCACTGGACGACCCCAAGAACCATATACCACTACTGCTGGTTGTGGTTGTACATATACAACAGGAGCAGGTTGATAATAAACAACTGGTTGAGGATGTACTACTACTGGTTGCGCATAAACCACTGGTTGTGGTTGAACATATACAACTTGTGTTGGGGGATTAACAATTCTACCAATAGCTTCAATCGCAACTACACCTGTCAATACTTTACCAACCGTTGCCCATTCTCTATCGCCGGCCTTTACGACTTGTAGTGACATCAATGAGGCTAGAACGGCACCGATAATTACTTTTTTCATATGTTTCCTTTTGTTTGTTATACTAACAAAATTAATTACCGCCTTTAAAATACTTTTGTATTAAAAATGTTAGTAAAAGCGAACCAGCCGTTGCTGCGGCGGTGGCTATACCAGTAAGATACCACTTAAAGTATTCCAAAGCAACAACTTTATTATTTACATCTGTGATGCTATTTGTAACGGAAGTTTTAACCGATCCAATTTCAGTCATAACGGCTGTATTATTAGATTTTTCTGTTTCTTTTAATTCTTTCAACGACCCGTTAATTTGTGCTAGTTCTGTTCTTATACTAGAAAATAACGCATCATGACTATTGGGATTAAACTCTTTTTCGCTCATAACACATTAAATTACTTCTTTTTTGCTTTACCACCCTTGGTATATTTAATAACCAACTTTTGTAGATTCTTTGGTAGTGTAGGTGGGGTATAACTTGGCTTTGGACTCTTGTGTTGTAATTGAGTTTCAAATTTACCTACTGCACGCATTGGTTGATCTGGGTTATCTTTTTCATCATTCATATCTTTTGCTTTGATATTCTTGACAACCTTGTTATTTTTTTCTGGATCAACCAAGTTTTGTTCGTCAGCCGCTTTGTCGGCCTTCTTACCACCTTCTTTATCTTTACTATTTTCTACGTTTCTTTCAAATGTACTATCCACATAGTTCATTTTATCGTCTTTCAAATAGTCTTTTAAAAACTTCTTCAAATCTTCATACTTCACATACACTTTTTTCATACGATCTGTATCGTCATGAAATGCTTGTACATCAAAAATATCATGAACGATTGGACGAAGACTAATATGATGTGGTTCACAATCACAGATGTTATAATTACCAGCATCATCCAAAGTGATTTGCTTCTTGATGTCCTTGGATAATTCTTCTATCATTTCTGCCCATGAGTCTTTAACGCATGTATATTTTTGTTCCAATGTTTCTTTTACAAGTTTACTAACGAATTGTTTAGAAGGCTTCATATTAATATACATATAAATAGTAATCGATGGTCAATTATTATTCTTTTTTATCATCTAAAACTTCAATATGTCCTATGTACCCATAGCTATCGTTTCTGGTAGCTACTACCTTAACATCGTATACTTTACCCTCTCTATCTACCACTCTATATGTACTAATACTACTTCTTTTATCTTTAATAGCTCTATCCCATTCTTTTTCTACCATCTCTAAATCTTCTCCATGCACACCATTCTTCCATCCATTACCCAAGAAATAATCCACATCATGCTTCAATAATTGACAATACTTCTCATTTACCCACGTACATTTGCCATCAGTATCACACTCAAATATTGGCTCGGGTCTATTGTCAAGTATCCACTTTTGTCTCATACATATAGTATTAATTAAATTACTATCATGACATACTTGTTTTTCTATCTTAGCCACTTGATCTTTCAAAGAGGTACCGGAGTTGGGTTTAACTTCTTTTAAGATTTCCTTTACATTCTTGTTTAATGTAAATATCCACTTGAATGTTCCAAAAAGAACACCACCAGCAGCACTTATTACTAATATTTGTTCAAGATATTTAAATACGATTTCCATAATTAAGACCTATATAAATATAATAAAAAAAGGGTACTATTTAAAGTACCCGTTACATTTTTCAACTATTTACAATTGTTTTTATAGTTTGAAGTCATCAAAAGCTCCCTCTGTAATTGTGTTATCTACACCTTTAACATAACTACTCAATTCAGTTTCTTGAGGGGCTACCTGTAACTTCTTACTATCATAGTAACTATCAAGCCATCCAGACAATGAATTAGACTTAACATTTGGATATAGTTTCTTATATCCAATACTTTGTAGACGATTATTAGCCAACCACTCTACATAGTTCTTCAAACTTTCGTTGGTCAATCCAACTAAGTTGCCCTTACTGAATAGATAATCGGCCCAATCTTTCTCTGCTTCTACAGCAATTTTATAAGCTTCGTATACCTTATCTTCGCTTTTCTTGATGATATCTTGGAATCCTTCTTCCTTGTTTTCAGTCAAATAACGAAGAATATTTTGGGTAATAGCAACGTGTAGATTCTCGTCACGGCTAATGAACTTGATAATCTTAGCATTACCCTCCATCTTTCCACGATATCCAAAGTAGAAACTACAAGCAAATGATACATAGAAAACCAATCCTTCAGTAATCTGAGTTGCCAAAATAGCATCAAAGATCTGTTGACGAATGTCATCCTTATCGGTTGCCAATAAAGCATCATACTTCTCACTAATAGCCTTAGCTCTCTTAACAATTTCTTTATCTTGTAGAACACTATCAAAAAACTTGGTAGCATCTGGGTATACGTTATTTAGAATATATGTGTAAGAGTTACTATGAATAGTTTCAAAGAAACTCCATGTATTCATACAAATCTCTAACTCTGGATTTGTAACATGTTTCATCATCTGATGAATACTACGACTCAACATACTATCAGTCATAGTCTGAAACTTAAGATTACTATCAAACACAAATCGTTCTTCATCCGATAGGTTCTTATAATCTGCAATATCCTTGACCAACGAAACTTCCTGTGGTCTCCAAAAGAAGTTTAGTTGCTGATCATAAAGTTCATAGAACTTAGGATACTTTTGAATATCATATCGCTGTAGCGATAGATCTTCACCGAGAAACATTGGATTTTTAACTGCATCAATATTTGTTTTATTTAGTACTGTCTTCATATTCCTCCTTCATCATAATGCACAAGCACCACTAGCACAACCACTTTCTTCTTGTGATTGAATCTTTGGTTCAGATGCAACTTGTTTTGTTTCCATTGCGGTCTGCTTATCACCGTCATCGGTGTTAGCGTAATATAGATTCTTCAATCCATATTTGTATGCGGTCAAGATGTCTTTAATAACCTCTTGTAGAGGTACTTTATTGCCTGGATAACGTGATGGAATATAGTATGTGTTTGTACTAATACTCATATCAGTAAACTTTTGGATAGCAGCTGCTACCTTCAAGTATCCTTCGTTACTTGGCATATCAAAAGCAAATGTATAATCTTGTTTATACTTGTCAATGCCTGGCACAACCACTGGCAAAATATTGCTCTTGCTTCCCTTGAAACTAATAGCACTACGTGGCGGTTCGATACCATTCGTTGAACTCTGAATTACACTACTAGATTCTACAGGCATACAAGCAGTCAAAGTACTATGACGCATTCCATATTGTTTGATCTTAGCACGTAGTGCTTCCCAATCCAAATGTAGAGGTTCAGTAATGAATTCATCAACATCTTTTTTATAAGTGTCAATTGGTAAAATACCTTGACTAAACTTAGTACGATTGAACTTTTCACATGCACCCAATTCTTTTGCCATCTCAGCACTAGCGTCAATCAAATAATAACTGGTCTTTTCCATCCACTTAGCAACAAAGTTAGGAGCATCTTTATCCCAATACTTCAAACCTTCTTTAGCCAATAGAGCAGCCAAGTTACTTACACCTACACCAAGACTACGACGCTTCTTAGCAAAGTTTTCTGCGGCTGGTACGAAATAATTTTGATGTTCGATGAGAGCGTCCAACATTCTGACAATAACGTCACAAACATTCTTCATTTCTTCATCGTCCTTGATTTCAAGCCAGTTTACAGCGGCGAGTACACATACACCAATTTCTCCATTTGGATCATTTACGTCATAAATTGGAGTCAATGGATGATTTACTTCAAGACATAGATTGCTTGTATCTACCTGATCCAACCAACTACCATGTTCATTAGCATGATCAACAAACATTGTATAAATACGACCAGTTTCAATACGTTCCTTAGCCAATAGTCCGATTAGTTCACGAGCAGGTATTGTTTTCTTGAACTTAATGTTCTTGTTAGCTTCAGCCTTTTCGTATTTCTCTTTGAATCCTTCCATGCCAAATGTATTCCATAATGAAGGACATTCGTGGTAACTGAATAGTGTTACGTCTTGATTCTTCAAGAAACGTTCAAAGATTAGTTTATCCAATCCAATGCAATAGTCCAACTTACGAACTCGGTTATCATCGGTACCTTGATTATTCTTCAATACCAAAATGTCCATGATGTCATAATGGAACCAAGCAAAGTTTACGGTGGCACTACCACCACGAATACCATTTTGATGGCAACTCTTTACGGTTGATTCAAATGCTTTGCTGAATGGAATTGGTCCAGTATGAATCACTTCACCATTACGAATAGGAGCATTTGTAGCACGTAGTCTGGATAGATTCAATCCAATACCATAACGACTAGCTGTAGCAAATCCTACGGCACTATTGTTACTGAAGATACTACGTAAATCATCTTCAACCGTGAAGAGTGAACATGAAGCATAACTCTTCATGACCGTTCTTACACCCGCCATAATTGGGGTTGGTAGATTGATCTTATGTTTGCTGAAATAGTTGTAAGCTTTCTTTACGTATTCGATACGATTTTCTTTATAGTCTTTAAAGAAAGTCATTGCGATCAACATATACGCAAACTGAGGAGTTTCATAGATCTTCTTGGTTGAACGATTCTGTACCAAGTACTTGTCACACAATTGTTTGATACCTGCGTAGGTGAAGTTAAAATCTCTATCGTGTTTCAGATATTCATCCAACTTATCAAACTCTTGTTTAGAGTACCAGTTTAGAATTTCATCATCGTAAACCAATGCGTCAATATTAGTTTTTACAAGATCATACAACTTTGGTGGATTCTTACCACCCCAAACTTCTTTACGAAGTTGATAGTTTAATAATCGTGATGCAACGTATTGATAATTTGGTCTTTCTTCGTTAATCAAATTAGCTGCCGCTTCAATCAACATCTTGTGAATATCTTTTGAATTCATTCCTTCGAAGAAGGATAGGTGTGCATTCATAGCAACCTCTTCAAAACCAACACCTTTAATGTCTTCAGTTGCCCATTGTAAAACCTTATTGATTTTGTCTGCGTTGAACTTCTCGGTCTTACCGCTGCGTTTCTTAATAAAAATTTCTTTGTTCATAAAAATATATTGGTAAAAGATAACTATCCTTTAGGAGTCTATTTGATAGACATTGAGACTAACTTTTTTAAAGTTTTTTTTGACACTTTTTTTATAGTCTCAACTATGAATTACTTCATTCTCCATCGTCATCAGAGCTACTATGTGCATTCCATTTGTTTTTCAACAACTTCTTGACTTGATTTTCACCATTCATCATTTCATTTTGAAGTGCCAAACCTTCTCTAGATGATTCAGAATAAATCTCAATCTGACCACAACCAGCATTCATCTTGCTTGGGAAAGTCAAACCATCTGGACCAAATCGATTCTTAATTACGTGGAATCGAGCTGTATTACTGACTTTATCATTAACCTTACGGCTTAGTGACATAACAAAGTCAGCGGTCATAATCTTACGATAACTATCTGAAATGTTGTTAGCCTGAATAATGTCTTCTTCCATAGCAGCACGATTACTTTGAGAAGCACTCCAAACTGGAACTTGTAATTCACCAGCTACAGCACGAAGTTCTTCATAAATACCACCGGCTTCTTGATAACTATTGCTGTTACGATCACTATTGATTGGACGTAGAATGTCTGCGTAGTCAACAATAATCATATCTACCTTAGTACCCAACATAGCCAATCGTTCACAATGTGCTTTTAAGCTATGAGCTGACACAGTCTTGATTGGGAAGTACTTAATAATTAGTTTACCAGGCACTTGTGCAATCTTCTCACGAACCGTTGAGATATTGTTACGAATATTTTGGAAATCAATACCAGTAAAACAACTATCATAACGTAAACCCACATAGTTTTCATTCAACTCAAGAGTGAAGTGAACTACATTTTTACCTTGTCTCATTGCTTCGGCACCAAGCTTGCTCAATACCCAAGACTTACCACTACCAGCACAAGCTGTAATAATACCAAGTTCGCCAGGTCCAAGACCGCCATCCATCAAACCATCAATAACTTCCCAATTGGTCTTGATTGCATTACGAGCCATTACGGTCATTCGTTTATCAACATCTTCACTATAATCGTGACCGATGTTACGTTCCATGCCAGCTTTTAGAGCTTCATCAAACTTGGTTTTGATTTTTTCATATTGACCAACCTTCAAGTAGTCAACGCTTTCCATGATTGCGTTCTTTAGTTTCTGATTGATACAGAACTCAAGAAACTCTTCTTTGATGAATTTTAGATCACCATCATTCATCTTTTGATAAACGAGTTTTAGGTTGTCAACAATGCTCTTTTTAAGAACTTCATTTGTAACAACTTCCAACTTAATCTTAAATACATTTAGTGTTGGAAGATCACGATATTCGTTAAAGTACTTGATACTTTCTTTAACGATCCATTGATGTGCATCACTTTCAAAGAAGTCTGCTTCTACGATGTCACTAATACGTTCAATAAAAGGCCTATCGGATACAAGACCAGAGATACACTTAACTTGAAACTCACTTCCAAACTTCTTCAAGTTATCAATAATATGTTTTTCGCTCATTATATATTCTTTCTATGTTTTGTTAATACTACTCCACCAGTCTACACCCAAGTGTGTAGATTCCAACTTATTTTATAATTTATTGGTTTTACAATACGAAACTATTGAGTTTGCCCCAAGTTTCATTCAACCATACCATATAATTTGGTAGGTTACTCCACATTTTATCCTCAGTGATAAGTCTGCTGAATGTCATCTTATCAATCTTAGGAACTTGTTTCTTAATTATTTCTTCTATTCTCAACTGCGTAAATGATTGAATGCATGTATTCTTCAACTGCATCAATTCGTAATTACGTTCCAATAGAAGTTTGTTATCTAACACACGTTCATAAATCTTATACTTACTCTTGTAATTTTCAGAGTAGTTATAGATTTCTTGCATTGTTACCTGTTTATCTTCACCCAAAAATGGATATGCTTGTAGAACTCTTTTAATTCCAACGCCATCTAAACCAGGAATGTTATCACTAACATCACCCTCCATAATTCTGTAATAGATAAAATTATTGCAGGTAATACCATATTCGTCTACAATTTCTTTGCATCCAAAGATTTTCTTTTTGACAGGACTCCAGATCTTAACTCTTTCGCTTGCCAATTGTAAAAAGTCTTTATCTGTAGACATGATAGTAACATTACTATCTTTGAATGTATCTTCAGCCAAGTACGCAATTGTGTCATCGGCTTCAATATTATCAATAGCCATTACGGTTACTGGTAATACTTCAAGATAACTAACCAATCGCATCAATTCAATTTGAAGATTCTTTTGTTCAAGTTCAGATGAACTTAATTCTTCATATGTTCTATTGAACTTAACCTTGGTCTTACGTCCCTTTTTGTAATCAGGATAAATCTTACGTCGTTTTTGTGAACCACCTGTTCCATCAAATACAACGATAACTCTAGTTGGATTAATTAATTTAATTGCATAACCAATACTCTTAAGGAATCCAGCAATTCCTCCGGTATGCATTCCGTCATCATTCATTGATGGTACTGCCATAAATGAACGAATAAAGGTGTTTAATCCATCGACTAAGAGGATGTCGGAGTTAGTAGTTTTTTGAATACCACTATCGCCGACACCCCCTTTTACGTTCTCAAAAAGAGAGAACAGTCTTTGTTTTTCACTGGAAGTGAATCCACTCATTGTTCTTCGCCAGCGTCACCTTCGTCTGTTGATACCTGTGCATCTTCAACGATTTGACTATTTGGATCTTTATATTTCATAATACAAGCATCACAAATCTTCAAGTAAATTTCTTCCTTTAGATTTGAATCCGATTGTAGTGTTGAAATGAAGTCTTTTGATTGAAACTTCCATTCAGTACCATCATTCTTTTGATAGGTATAGTAAGCACCGCCTTGTTTAACAAGACCAGCATCTTTCATAACCTTGATCCAACTACTAAAGTCAGCGATTCCGCTGTCATAGTAGATATCAAAAGCAGCCTGACGTTGTGGTGGACCCATACGATTCTTGATAACAACAGCTTTACACTCGTTACCAATAACCACTTCACCCTTCTTTAGTTTGCCTGTATTGTTTAGACGAACACGTACACTACAATGATATGCTAGAGCCTTACCACCACTTACTACGTACTTGTCACCAAATGCCATAGCATTTAGGTTTTGGCGTAGCTGATTGGTGAAGATCAACAATACCTTTTGACGACCAATCATGTTGGTAATCTTACGCATTGCCTTACTGATAATAATTGACTTACCAGTAGCATAACCATCTTTACCATGATCACTTTCCAATTCTGCTTTTGTAGAAGCAGCTGCGACAGAATCAACAATGATTGTCAATAGCAAATCAGGATAATCCTTACGAATGAACGTGATTGCTTTTTCAATTCTGTCGAAAATATCTTCAACGGTTTCAGCCTGAGAATACATCAACTTGCTTTTAGCCAAGTCAACCCCCAAACTCTTCCAGAATTCTCTGGACTCAGAATTTTCTGTGTCGATGAAAAGTGCTTTACCACCTTTTCTTTGTGTGTCTGCAACAATATGTGCGCAAACCAAACTCTTACCAGTGCCTTCAAGGCCTGTTAATTCAACAATACGTCCAACCGGCAAACCGCCATGAGGACGATTACTGATCGCTAAATCAAGCATTGATGAACCAGTGCTAACCCAATCACTAATTGATGATGGATCTTCTTGTTCATCCAAGAAGAACGCAACCTTACCACCTTCTTTGTTGGATTTGTTGAGTTCGTCTGCCAATCTCTCTAGGAGATCATCTTTTTCCGTAGTTTTCTTTGCCATAACGTATATAACTAGAAAGCCGGTGGGGTATAAAAACTCCACCGGCTTATTTTTATTTTTTAGGAGTTAAACAAATCATCAAACGCTTTGTTAACATCATCACTTGCTCCAGCCTTAGCCTTAACTGCGGTTGGGGATGCTGTTACAGCAGCTTTTGGTGCTGTTGCCGTCTTTCCAGAGGTTGAAAATGGAGCTTCATCATCTGCATCGGTTGCGGTTGCAGCCACAGCAGGATCAGCAGCAGTTTCATCTGGATTTAGCCACTTATCCATAACATCCTTGAGTTCTTCATAGGATAGTTCTGGGAATAGATCCAAAATATTAACTTGAGACTTGAGAGCATCAAGTAAACTTGAATTATTTGGATCTACAGCAACACTGGTGTTTGGCTTAACACGAATGTTGGTTTCTGGGAAACTCTTGCCTGATTCGTCACCAGTCTTGAATTCCACAACGATGTCACGACCACTTGTTAGATCGGTAATATCACCGAAATCAGGATCGCTGATGATGCTTAGAAGTTCTTGGTAAACTTGCTTACCAAATCCCCAGAACTTTACACCTTCTCCCTCTTCACCACGAACGATGACAGGAGCAAAAGTACGCATCTTGGGTTCCATCTTCTTACCCATCTTCCACTCTTCCTTATCGCCGGTCTTCTTCAAACGATTTGAAAACTCAACGATTGGATCTGGACGACCAAAACTATCTGGACTCAAATAACTCTTACCATTTAGGTTATAGTGAAACTTGAGTTCGATAAAAGGATTATCTGGAGCATACTTGTAGGGTACAATACGAACAACTTGCTTACCAGGCTTTGGCTTCCAAATTAGATTGGATTTCTGGTTTGTGTTTGAAAGCGAGTTCAAACGACTCTTTAGCTTACTAATGTCTAGTCCCATAATTATTTATTTATTAATTGTTTAATTGTTAATTAGTTAATTCTTAATTCACTTAAATCAAGATGTAACCAACTTGAATCACTCTATACTAGGTACAGAGAAATGTCAAGCGTCATGTAATATATATCAAACAGAAACGATATTAAATAATTTTAATGGGACGATTTTAACCCCGATTTCATTGGTTAAAATGATACTATCTTTGTACAAGTCCCAGTTCAATTGGAAGTTTTTATCAAACACTCCGTTGTTTTCATCTGCTATTAATTTATTCATAGCATTGAGTGTATATAGAGTATTTGTTTGTTTTTTTCTATGTACACCTATTGTGCCAGGATACTTCAATTTGTTATCAAAATTCTTAATGATATTGAATGTCAAATATACTTCCCGAAGATTCTTTTCATTAGCAAAAACAAATATACGATTGTCTATCAAAGTATACGTCTGTTGTACTCCTTGTATTACAGATTGATATTTTTGGCTATCTGTAAATGTACAGAGTAGTTGTTTTTGTTCGTTCATAATTTAATTGATGTGCCTGGAATTTTACCATGAGGCATAACTAATATTCTACAACCCAACAAAATTATTACAGTGTTGCTTCTTGTAAATACAAAGTTTTCAACTTCTGTATATCTAGCATTTAACACAGGTCTATATTGTAGTATTGGATCTTCTGCATCTTTAGGTGCAGGCAAGTTTGGATTAAATAATATATGTCCTCTTTTATCCGTAGAAACTTTTACACCATCTGGTTCGTTATCTTGATCATAATTATAATCTACAGACAATGGTTCGTTGGTTTGAATCAAACACTGTACATTCTCTGGACCATAATTTGTTGAGTTTAACTTAAAGTCTAAACCATAAATTGACATACCAGCAATTTGTCTAGCTTCATCTGTACCATCCAACATATCCATCCAAGCGTTAAATCCGCTTGGTAAGAAATAAAACATTTTGTTTAGTCGGTCATTTGCTGGATTAACAAATACGTTTTTAATAGTTGGAAAGTTTGCAGAAAACAACTCCATCTGATCTGGTTTAAGCTGTCCAAATTTTTCTATTTTTTCATCGCTTTTTATAGAAAAAGTGCTCTTTACGTTTGGTATAAGCTTATCTAAAAAGTTGTTTATTATTTGATTCCACTTACCTTTTTCAGTACTTAACTTTTTATGTAAAGTCTTTATACTACCATATTGTTGGAATGGAACTGTAGCAAGTGATGATCCTTCTTCGGTCCAATAATTGCCATGTTTATATGAAATCCAAAATTTAGGTGTTTGGTTTTCTGTGAGAGCTAAATCGGCTTTTCCGGTACCAGCTAATTTGGTGGCACCATTTACATTTACTCCTGTATCTCTAAATTTGTTGAGTTCGTCTGAAATGTATAATCTTAGTGGTTCTACAACATCGTGTTTATCAAACCAAGTATTCAGATTTTGAACCTGCATTTTTTCATAACCAATACCTCTTGCTGGTTTTGCAACCAATTCAATTTTATTTTTATTTTTCTGATAAAAATCGTACACCATCAGTGCTCTTTTAAAATCAACATCATTATATGATTTAGCAGTACTCCATTGTGCTATTCTTATGTTATCCTTGGTTCTAATTTTTTTAGTACCGCCTGAATATGTAATTATTAACTCACCCTCATCATTTAAAATGTTTTGTAAACCGTTTCTGTTTACAGGAGTTGTTAATCCATACTTATTATTAGAGCCTGGAGAAAGAGTCACACCAGCAACGTTATCGTTTAAGTGTTGCATAATTTCCTCTTCTTCAAATTTTTCTAACCCAAGTAATCTTAAGGTTTCCAAATTAGATAAATCGTTTTTTGTTAATTCAGGTTTACCTTTAGTAATAACTTTTTTACCAGAAGCTTCATCAAAAACTTGTTCTCCAATCAAATTACCCTCGTTATCATACCACATCATTCCCTTCTTGTAGAACCCATACTTCACCGCTTCATCAACACTATAATTAACTAATGGAGTTTGACCTTGTAATATTGCAACATTTGCAACAGCGTCTTGTTGTTTTTCTTTAGGTGTTCTATCGTCTGCATTGTCATCGGCCTCGACATCTTTTTGAACTTCTTTGTCTATTGATACAGTATCTTGTTTTTCCTTTGGCTTTTCTTCGTCAGCACCAGCTGTAGACAAATCGCCTGGCTGAGAAAATATATTTGATTGAGCCTTTTTTGGATTTTCGGCAAAGTGTGTGCCTTTGTTTACAGCACGATCTCTGTATTCTTTGCTTGGAAAAGTTACTAATATACCATCTTTATTATAAGCCTGACGTTCTGGAAATCTACCTGCTTCAAATAGATTTGCTGTTTTATCAACAATTTCATCGACTGAATATCCAGCCTTTTCTAAATACTCCTGTACAATAAAAACGTGTTCTGCATTCTCTAGTCTGAGAACACCATCCTTTATTCTGGAATCACAACAAATATCATTTACAATAGATCTAAAGTTCATCTATTATAAATATAGATAAAATTAACGTAATTTCAAATCGTTGTAATTATTTCCAGTGTACACCTTAACTTTGAACTTTTTATTCTTTATTATGTCAATAACGTCTTGAAGTGTTCGTTGATCAACGTCCGGTCCTACATCAAATACAATTGAATCATAAACATACAAGATCGGAACAATCTGTTTACCAGTAACATACTTTAATACATTACCCAAACTATTCAAACCATATTCGGTTTCTGTAGCTTGAATAATATAAGCAAACAACTTGTTCTTGTTTGGATCACTTATGTGTTTAGCCGTAATCTTTCTTTTATAGATTGGTGTAGTAACATATCCCTTCTTAGTAAAGGTTTCCCAATATTTGTTCTTCAATTCATCCGTTTTAGCAAAAAATGGGATGTTTAGGTATTGATCCTTGATTTGACCATACAAGTTGACCATAGTGAGTTTCTTAGACTTAGACATAAGTTCACTATCAACTTGGTCAACATTATAGTATTGTTTTGCTAGATGTTCATAAATAGTTTCTTCATCTGGCACTTTGTAGTCTATCAAGTTACTAACAATATATGGATGAAAACCTGTGAAGTCTACCATCATTAAATATCCATTATTATAACGAGAAATAAAGCTCTTCCTACACCCATCTTCTTTATTTAGAGCTACGTAGTTTACATTGTCAAAATGATTACTTGGTCTACCAGTTGGATTGTATATGTTATACTCAGTATATACAAATTTATTGTAAGTACGTGCTTTAAAATGATTACTGAATATACTTGTATCTACTTTAAGTCCATTTTTTTCTACCTCAAACAAGGTATCTGCAATGATATTGTTGAAAAATTTAAAACAATAAGAATCCTTGTTTTCGGAGTTTAGGTTCTCTACATGAATCAATTCTTGATCAAAATCTCGTTGATGATTTGCGTATGGATATATGATGTTGAACTGATTTATGTCTCCGGTTCTGATTCTGATAGAAAAGTATGCATCTGATTCTTCTTTGTTTAGAATCTCATTATCCCTAAGAAAACTAAACAAATTTACATCAATTAGATTACAATCATTTAGAAAATACTTGTATCTCTTCTTATTATTTACATAAATTTCTCGGTCAATCTTCTTCAATAACTTAACAAAATCATTGAAAGTACTATTTGGCAATACGTCTGGATGGGAGAAATTAAAATAGTGCTTTTCTTTTGTGTTGTAATCATATACAAAAGCCGCAATAACATCATCACATGCAGTGTGTTTATTGATGTTCTGAGTTATAAACTTTAGATATATTTGATTCGATAGATGCACACTACAACATTTACACAACTATATCAGTATGTCAATTAAAATCCACGCCAAAATTGTCTTGGATTATTTAATATAGTCGTAATCTGAGGAAATGTTGTTGCGGCTTGATTTATTCTAAGAATATTATAATCAACAACGCCGGTTGTTTCCAACATCTTACCATTGTATACATTGTACTCAGGTCCAGACACTTTCCAAGTTATCTTGGTTTTCTTATAAAAGTTAGAATTGGTAACATTATAGTCTCTTGAGTTTGTCTCAATTATCTTTGAATAATTTATATTACCTATAAAATATCTTGTTATATACCCATATTGGTATTCGTCTGGAGTTATAGTAGGAATATATGAAGACGGAACAAAATAATTGTACTCATCTAATCCAACAATGTTTCTTGTTTGATCTGGGGTATCGTAAATCATATGTTTATATACTCTATATCAGTTCCAGCAATACATCTTAACAAAGCAGTAATGTTTGTTTCCCATTTGCCCGAAGCTAAATTATGTTCAACTTCAAGTATTTGAAAAATAACATTACCAGGAACATATGGTTTTGGCAAATTGCTTATAGCAAATACTTGTAGATTTCTAAATCCATACAAACCGTCCAAAGTCATTGATATTTGAAAATTATCAGCTACCCCACTATACTTTGCAATATTACCGGATACGTCGCCATCATCCAACATTCTTCTTAGTTTAGCTTTCATATTAGGTGGCAAACACAAATATTTCCAATTGTATTTTGGTTCGGTTAATTCGGCTCCTCCGCTTAACTTGGCACGATCATCCGCACTAATATCCCAAAATCTCATGCATAGAATATCATTACGTGCAACATCACCATATACTTGAATATTGGCAATATCTCTGTTTTCATCTTTAAAGTCAACGTTTGTGCCAGGAATATTACCAGCTTGTAACGCCTTTTTTAGTTCTTCACCCTTTAACTCGCCGAGTTGTTTTAGTTGAAAAATATCCATTCTATCTCTGAACTTAATGAATGGTGTATTTGAAATCTGCGTCATCACGATGCCTAGTTCAGTTTCAGTTTGTGCTTTTGTAATTTTTTGTTCATAAGTTTCTGTTAAACTTGGAGAACTAGCTCCCGAAAACAAAACGTTGTTGGCTTGTTCAGTTGTTAGACTAACATCAAAATTTATAGATTTTACAACATTGTTAGTTCTTGCCAAATCAAACATGTATACCTTTTTAAGTATACCCGTGTTCATGGTGTTTTTATCTACAATCGATAGTTTTCCATTTGGACCATCTACAATATCAAATTTCCAAAAGTCATCTACAGAACTATTTATTGTGTTAAGTATGGCGGTAACAAATTGTTTTAATGTTTTTACATTTTCGTCGGCCGAAATTTCCATCAGTCTGCTCTTCGAAATATACAAACTCTTTAAATATCCATAATAGTATTTTTTGTACTTTATAGCTGATGGCACACCTTCATCATCATAGATTTCAATATTTTGAGAAAATGGAAATGATGCGGTACCTTGAGATCTTTTATTTGGACCATTATAATAAAACCAATTAATTACACTATCCAAGTCATCACGATATAAACCAGGAGTACCAAATGTTTTTGCTGTTGCAGTTGCGGCTATAATCAAAGATTTTTCAGGATCTATATTTTTGTTTTTTCTATCAGCTGGTGTAATATTTGTTTGATATAATTCTAAATCAGGAACGTGTTTGTTACGATCTCTGAATAAATTGCTTTTTAAATCTTTTTGTTCGTCTGTCAAAAATTTCTGTCCAAAGTTTACCTTTGGTGCAACTGGATTTGGTATTAATACGTTTTTATCACATGATATCAAATTCGGATGTGCATTAATAACAATGTCGGAATTATCTATGACGTACAGATTGTTTGCTGGATTTGAACAAAATAAATTGATCAATTCAAAAACAAAGTCTAATTGTAACCAAACTTCATCATTTGTATCGTTAGCATCAAAGTCGGTAGTTTTATCAGCAAATGATATTTGGCTAACCGATTGATTGTTGTTTAATTTAATCGATCCGTATTGAATTACGGGTGAAGTAGCAACCGGATTACCACGTTGACCAGCAGCTGCAGCGGCAGCTGCACGGGATCCAGGTGGTGATGGATTTGAAGTTGTTTGAGTTCCTCTTTGTCCTGCGGCAGCAGCGGCGGCTGCACGTGTTCCCGCACGAGTTGGGTTGGCAGGCTGTGGAGTTTGCCCTCTACCAGCCGTAGCTGCGGCTGCACGAGATTGTACAAAACTACTTAATGTTGGTTCTTTCTTTGCACCATATATGTCTTCTCTTCTTCCAAGAAAAACTCTATCTTCAGCCAATCCTCCATAAAATGAAGACTTTCCTATTGCAGTAGGAGCGGCACTAGCTTTAATAGCTGTTAGTATATTTTGTTGTCTTTGTTTTTCTAATTGTTCAGCATTAGCATTAGCCTCGGCTTGTTGTTTCTGTACTTCAGCATATTTGTTAGCTATTGCAACTCTATTATCAATAGCATAATCAACAAAGTTACTTCTGGATTTTACTACGTCATTTATAGATGGAAGATAAATCTTGATGAAATCTTTAAGATTTATGTATTCAGTACTTGTAGTACCTTGGTCTTTTGTGGCATTATTATCTGTTCTGAACCCAGCAAACAACCCTTGTCTTGATGTACATTCTACGTTACATTCATACAAAAATCCATTTTGTGTGGTAAAGTTATATTTTGTAACTATACCACTAACACACCCATAATTACCATAAGAAAAATTAGCTCTATCCAATGCGGTTTGTGGTTCTGAAATAATTTTCCAACAATCCGATTTTTCATCTAGTTTTAATAACGACTTTTGGTTGTACAAATTCCAACCAAATTCAATTATCATGTTGATGCCTGGAGTCAAAAAGAATGGCATCATGTATTCAAGTTGAGCCAAGCTGTAACAATTGAATTTAAACGAAGCAAATGTCAACAACTCTCTGCTTTGTCTTAATTGAAGAGATACAATTCCTGGTGGTGGTAATATAGAAGAAACTACGTTATCTTGTGGAAATGTTTTATCTATACCTGATTGATAATTTGTAGGAGATCTTAAAGATGGATCAATAAAGTGTGGTTCTCCTGTTGCTTGATAACCAATTATTGCTCCTTTTTGAGTCAATGGAGTTGTATTGTTGTAACCAAACGCATCATAAAACCCATCTCCACCTTTTAATATAAATCCATCATATGGAACCTGATTTCCAGATTTATTTAGATATGTGCTACGTGGTACCAAACCATTAGCTATTTGACCTGTACCATTTGAGAATATTCTAATCCACGGAGTCATCGGACCTTTGTACTTGCTGTGGTTGTTTGTAAAATCAAACGTAGCATTAACAAATGGATTTGGAATTTCCATTCCAATATTGTTGGTATTGTTACGACGACGCAGTTCTCTCACCATCTCATTTGGGATATTTTGTATTTCCCACCATGTTGGTGCATTTCCCGCTATCTCCTGAGTATTAGTTGCCATAACTTAATTTAAATCTTTAAGACTATTTAGTATCTGAGAAACATTACCTGGTATTCTTAATTGTTTACCTTGAGGTATTGACAATTTACCTTTACCCAAATTATTAGCTTGAGCTATAATCCACCAGTAACTTTCATCACCATAATATCTTTTAGCCAAACTGTCTAAATAATCTGATTCACTTGCTATGATATATGTATCATCAACCGATTCTGGAATGATTGGATAATATGTTGTTCTATAAACATTTTTACCATCAAATCTCTTATATACTGGCGTAAATTGATATCTCATATTATTTTATAATATCCACATCGGTTCTAACATTTTGTGAGAATGTGTTCTTTGAAGGATCAGTGTATGATTTACCACCATAATTATCTGCAGTTTCAACACCCTCTCCGATCTCAGAAAGATTAAACGTTGGTACTGGAGCGTCTCCCCAGATTGCTCTACCAGTCTTAGGACGATCTTTCTCAAGAACATTCATTTGTAAACTGATATCTGCTGTTCTTGGAAATTGTGCAAATCTTCCTTTTGATCTAGCCTTGTTTCCTCTTGGATCTATACTAGTATCTGAGTTTAGCCATTGTATACCATTATTTGGACCATAGTACCAACTTTGCGATGCATCTTCTGGTATTGTTTCCCACGAAGCATCATCTGGTATAGTAACGTTACAACTAGTGATAACAACAAAATGATTCTTATAAAAATCACCCAGTGTTAATTGAACCATAGGTGGCACCATGTATCCACCATATTGTTGAGATGTGTAATTTGCTGGTCTGGTTAATCCAACCAAATAGTTTATACGTTGCCACATAGGCATCAATTCTTTAACACTATGTGCATTAACGGTAAAATTAAAGCTAACTTGACGTTCAAATCCTTTGTAGTAAAATAACTTGTCTGGACGACCCAAATATTCCACCGTTTCCCAAGTTGCATTGTTGTTGTCGTTAATAGACTTTACGGTAGCGTTAAATGGAATATATTTTTGGTTAACAATATCATAAAAGTAAAACTTTACGATATCAGGACCATACACACCAAATTTATCTGTAGTTGAATATTGTTTAGTAAATTCTTCTTGGTCTAATACTTGAAGAGAGTTAACATAATCAACGTTGTTGGTTGGATATATGTATCTATCATTTGATCCTTCACCCAAACGTGTTGGTACTTTATTTGCAGCGGTTTCATCCCTACGAAAACGTCCTTGATATGTGTCATTATTAGGATATGGATCGTTCAACTTGGTTGGGTCAAGTTCTTTTAGGTAATTTGCACCAATACGTTTTCCATCATTGCTAAATTTAGCAAATTGTAAAGGTTGTAAACTTTTTTTATTGGTGCTATACTTACTATCATTTGCACCAGCAATATCATTAATTGCTTTATCTAAATTTTCGATTATTTCTTTGACCTTATTATTTTGTTGGTCACTATAAGTTGTCTTGAATCCAGATTGGTTATCTAGATAAGTTTTATAGTTTAGTATTTGATCTGAATATTCATTGTCATCATCTACTTTTACTACGTCACTATATCTATTAGAATCACCAGATGGAGTGATTGCTTTTTGAGTTAATTTATTACTACGTAAGTTATTCTTATCTTTTGATAATACACCAATTTCTTTTGTATAATCTACAGCTTGATTTCTGATATTTTTTACTATGATCAATCTGTTCAAAGATGTTTTATTCTTTGACTTGCCATAAAAACGTTGATTTACAGCTAGAGAGTAATCAGCCTTTTTTCCAAATCCAAGTGAATTCAACAAACCACTTAATATACCACCGCCTGCAATACCAGTTTGAGTTGGATTAAACAACTTACCAGCATTCAACATCATTTCGTATGTTTGTTCATCAGCACGATATGTTGCTGGCCATGGTTGTTTTGGTGGAAGTATACCACCAATTAAAGTATTGTTTTGAAAAAATCTACCAACACCACTTAGTAATCTGCTAAAGAAGTTACCACCAGCATTTGACATCCAACGTTGATATCTAGGATTATTATAAGCATTTGTAGCAGTATTACCTCTTAGTAAGTCCTTTACACCATCTCTAGCAATTGAGGTAACAACTCTACTTGAATTATCGCCACCACCAACTAAAGAGGTTAATGTTGATAGTCCCAATCCATTACTAGCAGCACTAGCAACGCTACTACGTGGTGGAGCTGGTTGTGGAGGTGCGCTACCCAATAATTGACCTACTGCACTTACGGCATTTGATAAACCAGTACCACCCAATAATCCTGTTAATATATTACTTGTATCTATGTGACGGGTTGGACGATCAACCAATCCGAATGTAGCGGAACGTATAGCGGCAATTAACGGCATCGCTGGGTTATAAACCTTAGTTTCATCGAATGATTGAAAACCTTGTAGAATAAGCTGTTTACCAGTAAACTTAACACCAGCAGTTGATCCCAAGAACTTTCTTATTCTAGTAGTATCTTGAACCGCAGAACTTACAGGCAACGATCTATTACCACCAATTTTGGTTCTTTGTCCCTCATTTGGGTTTTTATAAATATATTGTTGGGATGTTACCAGTCCTTTAAGATACAGATCTTGTGGTTTGTTTTTAGTATAAAGTACTTGATCGTTACCATTTGCTAAAAACAACGTCTCTAACTTGCCACCCCGTCTGATGTTAATAAATGTGGCAGCGTTAGGAGGTAATGAAAGACCTGCTCCTTGAATCTGGGATAAAGTGGTGACTTGACCATCTGCTCCACCAAAACCCTCTACGAATGTTTGACTATTTGCCATTAATTATAAATATCAGATTGCGTTAGTTGCTTGACCAGAAACGCCAAATTTTAAAGTTCCTTCGGCTAATTCTTTACTTACCTTGACTCTATCCATATAAACGGCAATCTTTCCAGCAGCCATCATATTGGTCAAAACATCGATTTTTTGAGCTACTAAGTCAATTCCTTGTCTCAACATTGCTGTTTCTTCACGTTTAGCTTCATTGGTCTTGGCCAGTGAATTAATAGCTTCAGTATCTATACTGATATCTAGATTTGGAAGTTTAACACCGGATAGTTCTTTAAGTGAGGATACTGCTAATGAAACACCTTCAGCAGCCGCACTCATTGCGGTTAATTGGGTTGTTATATTTGTTAATCTATCCAACGGAAATAGTCTTAAACTTACATTTAGTCCAGCCAAAGCATATCCAAACGCTCCAACTCCAACTGCTGCAGCAATTAGTCCTGGACCAACAACCGCCAATTTAAACAAGTTTGTGGCCACAGAACCCAAAAGTTCAGGTAGTTTATCTAGAACCTTCATTAGAGTATCAGCCAGTATTGATGCTAGACCCAAAAATAATGTTGATATTGCTTGTATTGCAGGTGCAGCTGCTCCAATTCCTTGTCCAATTAGTTTCAAAGCATATCCCAAACCAATTAAAGCAAGTGTAATTACACCAATTGCAAGAATAGCTGGTGGTGGTATAATCAAAAATTGTACAGATCTGCCGAAGTTTCTTAGTCCTTTACCAATGCCTTCTAAACCTTTACCAATACCTTCACCCACCTTTTGAGCCGCATTACCCATAGCATCAGCCAAAAAGTCCGCCACGACTTTAACACCCTTCTTGAATGCAAAAAATGCAATTGTCAATCCAGCCAGTCCAGCAATCACTACTCCGGCAGGTCCACCAAAATCTGCAATGGTTGCCAACAATTTGAAAAAGGCAATTTGTACAGTTCTAACCAAATCCATCAATGGTTTCATAGCTTTGCCCAAAGCCAACATGGCTTGTTCTTTTTGTGCATCCAAAATAGCAGTTCTAGTTTTTGCTACATTTTCTATTGCTGCTAGTTCATTAGCTCTCTTTTTTTGTTCTACTTCTGACCCAGCTACTTTTGCTAACTCTTTTTCTAGTTTTAAACGTTCCTTAGCTAAATCTGGATTATCTTGATCAATTTTTTGTTGTGTTTTCTTTAATGAGCTAATTTTCTGTAATTCATTAATGTCTTTGCCGGTTAAGTCAGACAAAGCTTTACGCTGGAAATAATTTAGCTTGTCAATATCTCCTACACGTTCCAGTTCTTTTTGTAGTGCTTTTTCACCCTCTGCAATTTTACCTTCAAAGAATAATCTACGAGATTGATTGAAATTGATGTTCTGACCCAACAATGCACTAGCTTTTAACTCGGCGCCGACCGACGATTCAAAGTTTAATAGTGATTCCGCTGATTTTGCAGCTTGATCAAGACTACTACCAATCTTTCTTAACTCAGCAGCTTGTTTGATTAACTCAATCGTGTTGCCTCTAAATATTGTACGTACATTAGAACTAGCACCACTTACATCTTTAATAACCTTACCCAATGGTACACCAGCAGCTTTTGCGGCAGCGTCTGCAACACCGGCCATATTTTGTTGAGCTTGTAAACTAGTGTTACCAATTTCTCCAAGTGTAGCAAAAAATTGAGCGCTTTCTGTAGCACTTATTCCGATAGATTGTGAAAGTTGAGCGGCTCTTTCTGCAACGGATGGCATATATTCGGCTGCCATCACACCTAGATTGTTATTAAGTTCAGCTACAGCTTCAAGAGCTTCTGTCAGATTTACAACAAGATTGGTTGAAGAAGCAACAATACGTTGCATTATAATTGCTTGTTTTTCAGACTGAACTCTACTGATTCCTTGTTTTACAGCATTATCTGCCAGTAATTTATCGTACTTATCATATGCATCTACAAGTTTTATAAGTGTATCATACATTAATGACATCACTGTGGCTTGTCTTTTTAGTGCGGATAATTGTTTTTCAGCAATTGCAAGTTCATATCTTTTTTGATCTATAACATGTTGGTTTTGATCACCCAACTCAGATTGTTTCTTTTCTAGTTCAGCAATCTGGTTGTTTAAATCAGAAACCACTATATTTGTGGCTTCCATTTTCTTTTCCACATCTTTTATTGGATTTAAAGAATTTTTAATCTTTCTACCAACATCGTCCCAAGTTTCAGAATATGCTTGGGTTTCAGCTCTAGCTTTTTCTAGCTGTTTGATTAAATCGGCTACGGATTTTTCTGTTGGTGTGGTCGCTGCCATATATTATATAATAATAAATATCCACTTATCTAAAAGATGGTTTATCTATTTTAGACTTGGCAGGTTTAGATTCTGATTGTTTGTTCTCTTTTTCCTTCACATCTACGAGTTTTTTGTAATAAAAGTTACGTAAATGTATAGGTAAAGCATACACCTCAGATGGTGTAAATCCGTTACCGTAGTAACACAGATCAAATATTATGTGTTGTATGTAAACTCTGTGTTCAGGAGTTAGGCCAAAAAAATTGAACCGTCATTGGTACGGCTACCCTTTCTTGGTTAGAGCATTCAGAACAGCAGAAGTTAAATCGACTATCAACATCGGGAGAGAATGTCTTTGCATATTGTCTAAATGCATTACTATCTCTTGCCAACATATTGTTATCAATGAAAGACTTGATCTTGGCTTTATCAGTATCTCCATTAACTGAAGTAATCATATACTTCAAACGTGTTGTAATTTCACTCGATGAATCTTTCTTCAACTTAGCAAATCCTTCAATATCACGCTCAATTGCTTTTTCATCGGCAGCAGTCAATAACTTAAACTTAATTACTATCTTTGAAGTTGGCAGTGTGTATTCAAATTCATTTACACCCCTTGGATAGTTATCTAACTCCACTTCCTTGTATGAAATCTCTGATAGATCTACGTTTTGTTTGTTTACCGCAGAACATTTTGGACAGGTTATTTCTACTGGTCCATAATTATCACCATATGCTAATCGTCTAATTGCAAAAATCAAGGCATTTTTATCACCCACAAGAATCTGGTCCAAGTCAATATCTTTATCTACTACCAATGATTCAATCAGCTTTTCAACCGCAATACCTTTTTTAAGTAGATTTGGGCTGGTAAGAATATCTTCTTCTTTAGCAGTCATCAGCTTAACTTCCACTTGACCGGTGGACAATTTACTATTTGATGGGTAAAAGTGTCCTTGACTTGGTAGATCAACTATTTCTGTTGGAAACGTTGGAGCTGCTGGTTTTGGATTAACAGATGATTGTCTTGTAATGGAAATTTCGTCACTCATAACTTTATAACAATATATAGAACTTTATATAACTTTTTCAGTTATTTTATTTAATTTTAGCAGCCTTTTGTGCATCTTGAGCTGTTTTTGTAAGTACTCCAGCTCTCAATTTGATCTTATTTATAGCATCCTTAAACTTTGATTCTGGTCCAACTAATGCATCCATAAAACCATCTTCTTCTTTTATCATCTTTCTGATAATAGCTTTAATCTTTTGTTTTTTTACTTCATTCATAGGTTTTAAAATTTTATATATACTCTTAACAACTTGAGGTTTAAGGCCTGGATAGTTGGTTGCAAAGTTCTGAAAATCATCGTTTGCTAAATCTTTTCTTAATGTACTAGCACTGATACTTTGACCATTCTTGTCATCGGTTCTTCCCACATAGTTACTAGGAGAATCATCTGTCATATCAACTACTTGTATACCCTTTGGTGCAGATAGTCCATCTTTAGTTGGTTTAACTTTGTATCTTTCAATTGCAGCTGCAAAGATTTTGCTACGTTTTGCGTCTTCTGGACTTTTTGCACTAGCACCCAAAGCAACTTTCTCTGTACTATCTTTTGGTAAGCCAAATACATATCCAAAAGCAGCGTTCATAGGATTATCATCCGGTACAGCTACAACTTCAATTTTTGGATTTTTCGAAAGAAGGTTCCATATTGCCATACTTTGTTGACGATTAATTCCGTCTCTTTCAACAGGACCAACCATTACGATTACTTTGTTAACGTCACCACGACTAGCAAATTTGTTAGCTAACCCCAGATGTCCCGCGTGTGGTGGTTTAAATCCTCCTGGCAAAAGTACAGTTACTTGATCCATGAATATAAATATCAATAAAACAAAAAACCCCACATTTATTTGTGGGGTTTTAAAACATATGGTATAAGTATTAGTATTGGAGAATACAATAATCTGGTTGAATTGTCATGCTGATGGTAACTGCATCACCATCATTTGACCAATCCAATTCGTTAAATGTTGCTTCGGTGATGAAGGCACCCTTTAGTGTCCATTCTTCTACCTTGTCACCAACTGGACCTAGAACATTGATAGTTAGATCCTTCTTATAGAAGTCTTGGTAACCATCACGACCAGTGACAGATTCATGGTGCAAACGTACCCATTCCATTACTGCTTGAGCACCAGACGGAACGATTGGATCGTATAGTTCCAATGCCATTGTACCCCATGTGGTCTTACCCTTATAATAGGTCTTAATGTTGATGTGGTCCAATTCCTTAGAAGCGTTTGTTACTTTTGGACGGTCACACTTTTTGATAACAAATGATGGGATACCATCGACGTATAGAATAAATCTATTCTTTACTTTTGGTTCAAAAGCTGTGTAAAAAATTTCTGATGGATTTAGTAATTCTGCCATATGTTTTTTCCTTTAAGATTCTTATTTATAAATATAGTAAACTTTATATATTTGGCGTTTTTTTTAAACTTTGTTGAGATGAATGTCGTAGATAGCTTTTACGTTTTGTCTAAGTTTGGATATGTATCCAGTTGATCTTAGCAACTTAAATACTAAATTCTCAACACTATACTCGCCGCCTGTACTTAAACCAGATTCTCTCATATCATATAAACGTTTAATAATGTTCTTCATCAAATCAACATTTCCTTCTTTTATAGCCGTATCAATCATTTTGACATATTGCTCGTATTTTTTCTTGATATTTTCCTTGTCAATTTTTATTTCTTGATAATTTGGTTTTTTAACCCAGCTATTTTTAAGAACACTATAAACTGCTTGGCTTCTGTTAACATCGTTTATATCTTGTATATAAACTTCAACTTGATGATCACCTATATGAATATCATGTTCTTGGTTCCACTTGTTTTTTAACCCGTCAACATATTTCTTCACTAATTCTTTATTTGGATCAATCTTGCTGAAATCAACTAGTATATGAAGATCTATATCGCTGTTAGGTGTCCAATTGTAACCAGCAGTACTTCCCAAAAAATAAATGTCTTCTATCGGTACGTTAAGCTCGGTATCTTTGTAAAAAGCATTAGCAACCTTAAGCATCTTATCTAACACTTCAGGTTTTAAAACATCACCATTCCATATTTCTGGATTTAAAACACTATTATAGATTCTATGTTTTTCTTTTACACCAAGTATTTCTTTAAGCTTATTGATGGTTGTAACAGCATCAGTATGAAGTATACCTATTCCGCCAGCCTTATTGAATTCATCAATAGTTTCAGTCTTGTCATCAATCAATATAGCATCTTTATTAGCAAATTTGCTTTTATCCGCTCGATTTGGAACTAAATTTGGTTTAGCCTTAATATTGTTACTTTTTAACCACTGCAATTTTCCTTCGGCAGACTGAGCATCAGTAGCATGGCTTAAAATTTCAATAGGTAAATCTTTAAGAAAGCTATACAACAGCTTTCCATCAGGCATCCACTCCATCGATGCATAAAAACCAGGACTATTATTTTTTACAAACTCATATCGTTTAACAGACCCATGTTCTGACTCATAAGTTTCTACAGGTATGCCTCCACTATAACGCTTAAATTGCTTTTCCCAATCGGTAAGCACACCATCCATATCAACATAGATCTTAAACTTGCTATTAATCATTTATAATAAATATTAGCATGCTTAGCGCTTGTTATGCTTATTTAACAGGAATATTTAAAGAAAATAATATAGTTAATTAAGCATAGCGCTTGCATTTGCTTATACTTTATATATTCAGGATGTCAAGTTATTTTAAATTAGGCTTGAATGTTCCATCCTTCAAGTTAAGGCTTCCATCACCATACTTTTCAGCCAATGTGTTAATAAGCTTCTGTTCTAATGATTGCAAATCTTGCCAGCCTTTAAGCACATCTTCTCTACTTTTTTTAATATCATCAAGCACATTTTGTGCATTAATTTCATCAAGCTCTAATTGACCAAGAGCAAATATTTTCTCTTGATATGATTCTTGAAGTTTAGCAATTTCAGCCATTTCTAGTTCTGTGAATTTAATTGTATTATCCATATATTATATTTTTCTCAAAGGTGTTATTAAACTATTGTCACTTTCAAAATTTTTGTAATCGCTTTCGTCGTTTGAAGATACCTTATATGGTCCAGCATATTCTTCAGGATCAAAAGTAACCATCTCGGATTGTTCTTTAACTTCAGATTTATTTTTATTAATTATATTAGGCAATTCATTTTCCTTAATAGAAGTTAAAACTCCAGACGCTTTCCGGCGCGTAATTTCATTTCGAATTAATGTCAAGTCATTTTTGTAATTGTCAATTATTTCCAACAAATCAAAACCAAGAGCTTTTAACTCCAAATCGGAATATTCAAACAAAGGTTTTCTGTTATTATCAATCATACGTTTATATATAGATCTATAACTTTATTTATGTTTTTTATAAATTGATCTTTGGTATATACAGATGCATCCAAAGAAGATTGTTTCCCCCTAGCAAAAACAATATCTCTATTATTATAACAATATTTCATCATGTCTATAAACTCATCCTCTTTAAACTCACTCCATTTACCCCCATAATCGCCCCAACAACTTTCACTATATACCTCGTCATATCCAACTTCAAATCCATTTTTTGAATTAGCAAATTCAGCTAGTCCACCATAACTAGTGTATATAATCGGTCTACCACAACACATGCTTTCTTGTTGCATCATACCCCACCCTTCACACGTAGCCCCACTTAAATAAACATCCAAATCATAATACCAATCACGAAGATCATTTTTTGACAATTTTTGTGTTACATATCTGAGTTTATTATCAAAATGTTTTTGTATAGATTCATTTGTTTTTATATGCAACTCAACATCAGTATAACCTTTAAATGCTTTAAGAAAACACTTCGTAACTTTTGATATATTTTTACGAGGATCTTCATTTGATACTCCAAAAACAAATTTGTCACGAACCTTGTGTTCACTATACACATAATGATTTGTGTCACAAAATAATGGAAGAACATCAATATTAGTATTCAAACCTTGATTAATAAAATTAAATTTATTATAATGATTTGGTACAAATATATGTTTGTATTTACTCAATATTTCAATCATCAAATCATTTATTCTGGTACTTTCCCACATTGTATATAATATGCGGGGTCTATCAAAATTCATTTGCATGAATGGATTCGTTGAACCTATATCATTGGTTAAACTCAATAAACTAAAATCTAAACAATTCGGGTCATTTAGTTTTTTATTATTGAAGTACTGCAAAAAATCAGAATGTATAACGCTATAAGTTCTAGGAATTATATTGTAATTATACTTGGGTAGTTCTTCTAATAGTGTACGTAACACTTCCCCATATCCAGATCCAAAATTATAAAACGAACTTAATGTAACATTTTTCACTAATATTAAAGATTTGGTATATAATAAGAATTAATAACATCCGATGATGAATTTAATAATTTTTGTGCTGAAATAGAAATCGATCCGCTCAATAAATTAAAAGCGAGATCAACACATTCTTCAGTAGTCTTGCCAAGATGTTGTGATCCGGTCAATGCAATCTCATGATATATTTGTTTTTCAACATTATCTTCTCTTTCAACAATAAAACCAACACATCTTCTGGTGCTATTTTCAGCCCCCGTTTGAAGTTCATAACGTGCTATTTTAAATCTGATATTGTCCATAATATATCTATAAATATTTATCTTATGAGTAAACAGCAATATATTTTGTACCAGCACTAAATCCACTCGCTCCGGCATTGGAGACGTTACTATCTATATAAATTCTAATATACCCAGCTAATCCTCTACCAGTACTTAATGTGGTAGCAATACCATTACATGTGTTAATATATAAGAAATTGTTACTTGTACCTTCACCAACAACCGTAAGTCTAGCATTAGAATTAGCGCTACCACCAACACCAAATCTGCTATTTGTAGTATCGTGATATAAGAATGTGCTATCTTTTATTAATGTCGTACTAGTATTATAAATAACTCTATCAGTATTTGTAAATGACCCACCACTAATGCCACTTGTACCTGCTGGAGCAGATAAACCACTTGTACCAGTAGATCCGGTTGTACCACTGGTACCAGCTATACCACTTGTATTACTGCCACTTGCTCCACCATTACCACCTGCAAGACCTGCGGTACCATTTGTGCCGGTAGAACCAGTACTACCACTCGTACCACTTGTACCACTTACTCTGCTTAAACCATTTTGACCATTAGCACCTGTAGCACCAGCCGTACCATCAGTACCACTGGATCCGCTAGTAGCACTTGTACCACTCGTACCACTTAATCTACTTAAACCATTTTGACCATTGATACCAATGTCACCATTAGTACCACTTGTACCAGTAGATCCAGTGCTACCACTTGTACCACTTGTACCACTTACACCACTCAATCGACTCAAACCGCCAGCACCTGTGCCACCAACATTACCATTTGTACCAGTAGATCCAGTGCTACCACTGCTACCACTTGTTCCACTTACACCACTCACTCGACTCAAACCACTACCACCAGCACCACCAACATCACCCGCAGTACCAGTTGTACCAGTAGATCCAGTACTACCACTTGTAC